TTGATACTAAGGCAACAGCATATATTAGACGATTAAAAGCAGGTAATGTAGATGCCAAATGGTATCCAAAAGCTGCTGATGTAAGGCAACAATGCCTATACAGAGATCTATTTGGTAAAGAAACAATGCTTATGTATTGCTCTCCAAAAGATCAATATTGTGTAGATATGACAGAAAGAGATGAGTTAAATATACTCATAAATGCCATGAAACACATAGAACATATACTAGATATATGTAAAACCAAAGAGGACGTTGTTCGCATATTCCCTTTGGTATGCGACAACTTCAGATGGAAGGGTACTCCTACAGCTGAAGAATTTGCTAAAGACATATGGACTAAAGCGTTAAAATAAACTATAAATAGTTATGCAACGATTCGGTCAAATAATAAAACAAATAAATAAGAGGAAAAAAATGGAAACACAAACATTTGAATGTAATTTTAAACGTGCGTTTGAAAAAGATAATGGTGGTGTAACAGTATACGTTACTAAAGATGATGGTACTGATATGACTATCTATGGTGAAGCTTTAGGTACTTCAAGATGGCAACAAGGTGCCAGATTAAAGATAGCAGCTCAACCAGTTAGAACAAGTAAAAATGGTAAACAATACCAAACTGCTAATTCAATAGAATTATTAGATGGTGAAGTTGCTGTACCTAATGGAAATATGGTAAGTCCAAAAGGAGTTCAAGCTGTTAGAGATGTAAGTGCTCAATGGAAAGAAAAGTATAGATTAACTATGAGCAATCTTATGTCTGCTTGGTTAAGTTCTGGTAAAGAAGTTACTCCAGAAATACATAAAAATATAGATTTAATCGTAAGAGATATCTTAAATTCTAAAATGGATAGTGTAGAAGATATATCTGATGATGCACCATTTTAACGATTTCTTATCTCCCTCGAGTTAGAAAACTAGGCATTGTTAGAGAGTGGTTAGAGACCCATCTAGCAGTGCCTTTTTATTTTATGAAAAGGATTTATGGAATTAATATTATTAAACGATGGAATGTATTCTTTAGTTTCAATAACAAAAGAAATGATTAAAGGAATTGAACTTCTTGGAGAAACAGATTGCTTTGATCTTTGTGATATATTAAGATTACATTTAACAACTTATTATGATTATCCTATTAATGCTCATGTCATGAAAGATGGAACTGGAGATTTATTTGGATGCATATGTTCAAGTTAGAATTAGAAATGATGGGAATAAATACATTTAATGAAGAATTAGTAAAAAAATTATATAAACTATATTTAAAGGAGAATAAAAATGATTACAGAGAAGCGATTAGAAAGTGCCTTAAGCTTCCTCTCGGAGACAGACGAGGAGAATGCTAAATCAAATGCTCAGGTTAAGTATTTGGATAGGCTTCTTAAAAGAAAGAAAGCTCTCCATATCACTGGTAATACAGTTGATAAGAGTATTTCTGCCAAAGAACAAGCATACTATGGAAGCGATACTTATGAGAAAGCTATACAAGAATTATTTGAAGCAGAGGTTAAAGCGAGTACGCTTGAGAACAAAAGAGATAAAGAAGGACTTATTATCGATTTATTCAGAACACTAGAAGCAAGTAGACGTAAAAACAATATATGATTTATAAGTTTAAGAAATGGGTTATACTTCCTGCTTATACTGAAGTTGTTATTAGTGCAGAGTCAGATCAAGAAGCACTTAAAATAATAAATGCAATAGATCCAAAGACTTTGAACTGGCAAGAAGCTGAAGCAGTAGATCAGCGAATGACGTATGAAGTTATAAATGAAAAGTCCTGAACTTAAATTGTTCAGAGCTATAATTACACAAGCCATCGAAGATGCTATGTATGATGGTTTATATAAGTATAAAATAATAGATAAAAGAGAAGCTATTGCCTGGCTAACAGGTAATTCAAATGACTTTAAAATGATCTGTCATTATGCAGATCTTAATTCAGAATATGCATCTATGAAGTTTGCAAAAGCTATGAAACTTGATATATATAATATAACTGATATGCAAAATAAAATAATACAAAACAAATCAGAAAGACCACATAAAGAAAAAAACTATAGGCTTACATTCAATGAGTAAAGTTTGGAAAAAACAACATGGAGGATCACACTATCAAAAGTATGTTATCCAACCTAGTGAGTTTGTAGTAAAAAATAGAATATTATTTCCAGAAGGTAATGCTATAAAATATATAGTACGTCATCAAGACAAGGGTAAGAAACAAGATATATTGAAAGCTATTCATTTTCTAGAGATGATAATTGAAAGGGATTATTCATGAGCCATTATAGTAACTTAAACCAAGATAATAAAGAACTAAAAATATACAGACCATTTGGTCCATCTATTGGACATTGTAAATTACCTCAAGAACTTATTGATGATTTTAATAAAGATTGTGAACATCTTATGGATCATAAAGAAAAGAAAAAGACTCATGATTTTTCTAATGAACTTGTTGGTAATGTTAAACAAGAATTAATTATATCACCTGAAACATTTTCTAAATGGGGAACTTACTTTGGTAAGTTAATGGATGCTTATATTGCTGCACATCCTGAGAACCATAAAGAATTACAAAGAATAGTATTTAAGTCAGGATGGTACGTTCGTACATTTGCTGGAGATTTTAACCCAGCTCACTATCATACTAACTGTCATATATCCTGCGTAGGTTATCTTAAACTACCTGATGATATAGAAGAAGAATGGAAAAAAGAAGATAATGATCATTATCCATCTGCAGGTAGTATTGAAATGCAATTTGGACAAGTCCATTTGTTCTCCAATAATACTGTAAGGATTAGACCTAAAGTTGGAGATTATTATATCTTTCCTTGGTGGATGTACCACATGGTATATCCTTTTAGATCTAAAGGTGAACGTAGATCATTTAGTTTTAATGTATTTGGTAAGCCAAAAGAGGAAGAGCCTAAACCTTCTAAGTTAATTCTATAGAGTTATCTCTATATTTTCTTTGATATCGTTTCTTACTTTTAACAATTCTTTGTCTAAAAAGTATTAATTGTCTAGCAAAAGGATTACGTTTTTTATTCCTTTTCTGCACAATTTTTGTTTCCCCATTTCCAAGACTGACTTAAAGTTTTCTTTTCTTGGTGTTTATCATTATCTTTATCTATAGAATCTGTATCAGTTATTCCATATGTAACAGTTGTTTTATCAGGACAAACTTTCTGACAACCTGTTAATAATATAAAGAGAAATAACAAACATCTTATCATTTCTTTTTCTTAACTTTTTTAAGAACTTTATTCATTTTTTTATGTAAAATTTTTTGATCTTGTTGTATCTTCATTACTTCAGATTTAAGATCCCAAGTAGCGTGTAAGTTCCAACCAATAAGTGAAACTAATGCTACTAAAGCAAGTCCTACAATTTTATCTTTTATATCCATATTATTCTAATATTAATTTCTTAATAGATTTTTCTCCCATGTAAATCTCTGTTTCTGCCATAGATTTTATACATTGATATTCGGTAGAAGGTGAAGCATTTCTAGTTGCAATTCTTTTACCTTTAAGACATTGAGACATAGATTCTTGTATTCTATGTTCTTTAATCTCTCCATTAACAATCATTAAAAGGGCAACCACCAACTCTGTCATAATATCTTACCTTTGTTTTCTCCTTCTTTAACAACGTACTTTTGTGTACCATGTTTACCAGTTTCTACTTCTTTTTTTAAATCTTTAGTTAATTGCATTTGTTTAGCTTCTTTATTTATATTAGCTATATAATCTAAAACTTTTTTAGTGACTCGACCCGTTGCCATTTGCTCTTACCTTATCTTTTAAATGTTCTATATCTTCTAATGCTTTTTCTAATTGTTTAGTTACAAATTCTATATTAACTTTATTATGCATCATATCTTCAATTCTAGTTTCAATCTTTTCTACTGTTTTATATAGATCTTCTAGCAGCATATATTGTTCCTGGTCAGTTGGTAACTGCTCGGACTTCTTAAGTAAATCAGCTTGAAATAATTCTCTGCTGGTTTCTAAGCTGGTAAGTCTTGCTGTTACTTCTGTATACGCAAAGACACCCATAGCTACGGCTACAACGATACCAATCATATTCTTCATTGGCATACTTACTGAAGTGTTCTCACTTATTTTCATGTGCTTTTTCCCAAAAGGGCAACATATGCCCTGAATTTCTATAACATTTAGTACAAGCGTATTGCCCATCTTTAAATGTAATATAAGACTCAATGCTTGATATTAATTTCTCACACCATCTGCATTGTCCTATTGTGTGTTGTGCTAGATGTTTTTTGTTTATTTTTTTGCTAACCTTCATTTAGGTTTTCTCATAATATCAGCACCTTTAAGACCATAAATAGCAGACACTATTCCAATGAATATTGCCTGATACCAATATGGTAAGTTCTTAAAGTATTCAAAAAACATATCTAATCTATTACGAATCTCAGGATCGTCAGTGAAGATAGAATAGACCAGTACAAGAATAGGGAGAGATACAAGAACAAGGACAAATTCATCCTTCCAACCTTTATCATTACTCTCAATAACTTTCGCTTTATATTCAATTTCACCTCTAGCCATTTTCTCAGCATGCATTGATTGTGCATCTGACATTAGACGTTTTGTTTTTTGTTTATTCTGATATATATGAGAGGCAGTTTTCATGCCCATGCTTAATAAATTTAGCCACATATTAATCTCCTACGTAATTATAAGAAACTCTAGAAGAACCCATTTTAAGTTCATCTCTTGCAAATTTAAGAGTATCTTCAGTTCCTGTACTTTTTTTATCCCAAAAAGCATAAACTTTACCTTTAGGATCACTAGCAGCTCTTTTTGCTATTAACTTATTTCTATAAAATAAAGCTGGTATATAACCTTCATTCATAAGAACTTTAATTGATTCTGGTCCATCAGGTTTAAAAATTTTTAAATTTTTGCCTGGATTATCTTTTTTAAACCCTTTAGCTTTTGCCCAATTTTCAGCAAAAGTATCTGCACCTTTAGCTCCACCTGATATTATTTCATTTGGCATACCATGTTTAGCAACATAAGCATCTAATTTTTTAAATGCATATTGTTCAGGATTTGAAATTGAAGAACTCCAAACTTGACCTTTACGTCCTGTCCAAACTCTACTACCAACTACTGCTAATTTGTAACTCATTTCTTTTTTAGTTTATACATTATTTCAGTACGTCCACCCATGTAATGAGTGTACTTACTATGTTTGTGTAATTTG